GCTCTAGGACTTGAAACATTAAATCCACTTCGGCGGAGGATGCTGTGATCCGTAGCCCCAACACCTGAAGTTTTTCTAGCACCACCTGTAGGGTCAGGACAAGCAACAATTCTTCGATCTACTCCATACCTTCTCGTCACTTCCTCCGCAAAATCCCATGTCGTAGCTCCTCCTGTCATAATTATTTCATCAAAGACATATAGCATATCGTCTTTCTTGACAGCACAAATACCACTCATCGGGTCTACGTTAAAGTCAACACCCAATAACAGAGGCATCACACTAATATCCTCTGCTTTTGTAGAAATATTGTCATCTCCAAAACTAATCGCCACCAATCCACTTAAATTTTCAAAGCTTGCCTCAAATTCCTGCCTAAATGTCCTCCCATCTAATTGTGCCCTAGCCGCCTCAACTTCATCTTCTGGGACATTACCCCCCTCAATTGTTGTATAACACCACCTCTTCCACTCATCAGTAGGATCTTCCTTGCAATAACACCACAAGTCATAAAACCAACTAGCCGTTCCATCAGGTGTACTAATAAATAACGCCCACCCTTGTTTATCAGCTAACGCAGGACGTATAACTTCAAACCATACCTCCGCATCCATAAATGCAGCCTCATCCAACACAACCCCAGATAAACTCCTCCCCCTCAATGCCATCGCATTCTCAGTTCCCTTCAATTCAATAGTCGACCCATTTATTAACTCCAACCTCAAATCAGTCTCATTCTTACTCTCAATCCATACCTTCGGAACCAATTTCTTCAACGCCTTCCACGCAATATCTTTCGCCATCCTGTAAGTAGGAGCACAATAGAAAAATGTCTCCCCTGGCCTATCAATTGCTCCCTTCAACAGCTCAATACAACTTAAATAACTCTTCCCAAACCTCCTCCCAGCTACTAACACCCTAAACCTTCTTTCATCATTGAACACCTGCCCCTGTGCCCACCTCAAATTAATATCTAACCCCGATTGTGCGGTTTTAACTGTCATATCCTATTATCCTATACATAGTCATTAGATTCGTAATCGTGGCAAAGCCTAAAGACCCTGACCAGATAATACTTAAAAGACAACAACAACTCTATCGCAGACAAACTGAAGGTCTTCCCGCTAGAGCACTTGTCGTAGATCATGCCAAAATATACGGCATCTCCGAACGCTCCGCTTGGGATGATTGGAAACAAGTAAAACTTTGGAATGACGAAGATTGGTCTAAAGATAGAGAAAATATGATCTCTCGTATTCAAACAATGCGTCTTCGTGCCATCGACAAGGCCATGAAAAAAGGTCAACTCCAAACTGTCCAAACTCTCCTCGCAGACTTAGGCAAAGTTGTAGGCGAAGCTGAAGAAGTTATAAACATCAAAGCTCCTGAACTCTCCATTAGAGTAGAAAATAAAAAATCTTAGTTTCGAGAATATATTTAGGTTCCCCCGACTATGAAGGCCGATCGAAAATTTTTGATACTCCACCCCACTCCAAAAAAAATAAAAAATAATTTACTAAAAAAATAATTGCTTACGCTGCGACCTCCTGGCAATCGTGAAATTTTCTAACGTATAAATTAATAAACTTCAGCAATTCGACGCTCAGGGAGTCTTTAGCTATCAAATTAACTAGGAATAAAAAGAACATAGAAGAAATTAGCCATATTACCCAACTGCAACCGAATATGAGAAAAAAGATCCCTAAAACAAAATTGTTAACTTTTATCAATAATAAATCTAATAATCTATTAGGTTAATCAATACCGACTAAAATTAAAAATGAAGAAATTAATTTTTCTTCAAAACCAAAAACAAACCACAACAAACAAATGGCACGATTTAACAAAATCAATCCACTTACAAAAAAGGTTTACAAGCTTCAGGAACTTCACGATTTATATTCTGCTAGTCAGAAAAAAGTTGAAGCATTTGAAGCAACAACAACTCTCGAATATTCTTGGTCAAGAATCTGCAAAGAAGCTCAATCATTAATTATTGCTAGAGCTAAAGCAGATACAAAGACACTAACAAAAGAAATTTCACAAGAATTTCAAAACGCATTTGTGACAACAAAAACAGTTTATTCAAAACCAAGTTTTGAGATAACTGCTAAATAAAAAAACAAGTCTCGAGATTCATTCCTCGAGATTTTTTTCTGTCCTAAATTTTCTTTTTAAAAATGTTTGTTAATGATGATCTTTCAAGACTAAGTCTTGTTCAATTGGTCGGAGAATTAAAACGCCATCAAGACCAATTAAACTACATCACAAAAAGAATTGAAAATATCTCACATCAAATTTCTTACAAAATAGAAATTGCAGAAAATCAATTAATTGAAGAAGAATTAATTAATCAACCAATTTCACGAGTAGAGAATTAATTTTTTCTACTTTTTTTATTCAATTATCTTTTTTAAAAAAATGACACTAACAAAGAAAGAAAGCTTTCAAGAACTTGACGCAATAGCGTTAGGGTGGAAACTATCAAAAAAAGGTTACTGCTCAATTGATACCAGACAAGATGCGCCATATTTTGGAAATTGGGTTAATGTTGAAGAATTAAAAGTAATCACATATGTTGAAGGTGATTACATAGAAACTACGGGAGACAATAAAGAAGAATTTAAAAATTATCTCTTAGAAAAAATTATTAAATGGTATCAGGATAGAAAAGAATTTCTAGGTATTGACCCAGAATTAAATGAGAAAAAAAGAGATAGCTTAATTAATTTCGGATTAGCAAACCTTATTCATTAGTTATCATGAAAAATGAAATAAACCGATTAAATAAGAACATAGAATCTATTAATCATTTAATAGATTCTTGTATCTTACATAATGAGTTAAAACTAAAAAAAACAACTATTGAGGATTTAAAAAATGCTCATATGTTAATGAAAAATAGAGTTAACCATTTAAAAAAAAGAAGTACTCAACTAAAATTTTATTGGACTGATTGGAATGAAAAAGAAGTTATTTGGGATAAAGAACATACAGAAATAAAACTAGACAATAAAAGGGATAGAATCGGTTATATTTGGAAATTTAATTTTAATAATAACTATGGTTTAAGTGTTGCCAGGCATTCACATAGTTATCATTCTAATGATGGATATTTTGAAACATTTAAAACAGTTAATGGAAAGCTAATCCATGAAGAAGAAAGAATATTGAAGAAAGAAGAAGTAATAGAAAGAATAAAAGAGATAAAGCTACAAACCTTACCACTTTAAACAAACAAACTTTTTTTATTATGTATCCTTTTCAAATTAACGTCTTACCAGCATATGGTAGAGACTACAAAAACAAAAAAGAAATTTTAAAAGATTACTTAGAAAATAAAGATTTTCAAGTATCTGATATTACTAATCATCCTTATCTTAATAAGAGTGATTGTTTAAAAATGGGAATAGCTTGTTTAATTATTCGCTATGGAAACCTTAGAAAGACTGCTTCAATCAATGTTGTAAAAAATAGGATGAATTAATTATGAATAAACCAACAATGAGAATTATTAACTTCAATGGGGAAGTTGATGAGTTTATTATTGAAGATCCAAAAAAAGCATATGAAAGAACTTGTTCTTTTTTAGATCAAGGACTCAAAAACAAAAACAAACCAAAAACAAAAAATGACACTATTAAAGAAACTTGAAAGACTAAAAGTCAGTTCAGGTAATGCCAAACTAAGCAATAGAAATATTTTTAGTTTGCCTGCTGGGCTAACGTGTCCAGGTGCTCGAATTTGTAAATCCTGGGCTAAGGTTATTAATGGTCAGAGTCGTATTGTTGACTCTGAAACCACTTTATTCAGGTGCTACGCTGCCTCACAAGAGAATCAATACCCAGCGGTTAGAGATAACCGCATGGATAACTTTAAAGCGATTTTAAAAGCTTTAAGAAAAGGAAATGCAGTTGAGTTGATTGATAAAAGTATCAATAAGAATCTAAAACTTACAAGAATCCACGAGTCGGGAGATTTTTTTAGTTTAGATTATTTAAAAGCATGGTTAGAAGTAGCAAGAAAGAATCCTGATAATATTTTCTATTGTTATTCAAAATCGCTTAGCTACTTTTTAGATTTGGGAATCCCTAGCAATTTTTTAGTAACTGCTAGTTGGGGTGGTCATGAAGATCATTTGATCAAATATTTTGAAAGAGACTCTAGAGTCGTTTTCAATGAAGATGAGGCTAAAAAGTTAAAGCTAACTATTGATCATGATGATTCAAACTGTTTAAAAAAGGGTAAACATAGTTTTTGTCATTTATTACATGGTACGCAACCGAAAGGAAGTGAAGCAAGTAAAGAACTAGGAAAAAGAAAGAAGTTGAAAAAAACTAATCAGTCAATCTTTACAGGTTATTCAAAATGAATCATTCACAAAAACTAAATTCAATTAAAGACGAAATTAGAGCATTAATTGAAGATAAAAAAGGATCAAGTCCCTTAGAGATAAAGGAAAGTATAAAAGAAACTTTTGGAGTATCTTACAGGACTGCTGATAGGTATTATAAGACCTTTAAAGAGCCTGATCATTTTAGTTGTTTAGAAGTATCAGAGAATAAAAAAGAATTATCTAGTATGCTTTCAAGATCACTTAAGAATGATTTAGAAGATATTGAAGGTATAGACGATATAGAAAAAAGATTAGAACATAAAAAGTTATTTAGTAAAATTTTAAATGATATTAGTACTTATTAATTGACTGTCTAATGGACAGTCGGACAATAAAAAGCTAGGCAACGTCAATAAGACCTAGAAAACAAACCTAAACTAATTTTTTATTATGTCTAATCAATTTTCAGAAGAATACTATGAACGCCTTAAAGAGGAGTTTGCAGATGACAATATTGATCTAGAAATAGATTCAATATTATTTGAAGAGAAGTTTAAAGAACATATGCAAGATCTTGAATATTGGAATAATCATCCTTCATTAAGTGCATATCAAAGGTCACCAGGATTAACAAACAATTAAGTAAACTATTACCCCTACATATTATGTCAGCAATGAAAAGAGAATTAGAAAATCTAATTCAAAAACAACTAAAAGAAAAAGCAGATAACAAAGCAATTATTGTTGATGCTTTTTTTAATAATGAAATAAGTGAAGAACATTTCAAATCAGAAATGAATGCACTTGAATTATCAGAAAAAACTATTAAGGAGTTAAACCTATGAATGGCAAAAAACAATTTCAATTGACTTTTAGAGGTGAAAACGATAAATCGAACCTTTGTGAACTTTTAGATAGAGAATTATCTTCATGGTTTGAGTTCTATGAAGGTAATGATAAAGAGATAGTTTCACTGGAAAATTACACCGTTTTTCAACTGTTAAAACAAATGGATTGGCCTTTAGACGATGAAATAAAACTAATAAACGAAGCTAAAAAAAAGGTTGTAGCACTTCAAAAAGAGGAATTAAATTATGAATGACCAAATAATGAATGGCTCAGGTCAAGGCTTGAGAAGATTTAAATTAATGAATGGCGAAAGAGTATGGATTGATAAGCCTAATGATGAATGGCAAAAACGATATGAACATGACCAAACAAACTACCAAACCAATTTATTTACAAACCAATGAAACTAAAAAGAACAAGAAGAGAACGTACTTGCCATGAATGCAAAAAAACGATCTTAAAAAATGATAGTTATGGACAAAGATCTATAACTTTAGGATCAAAGCAAGATGGCCAAGCAGAAACATTTGATGGGAGTGCAATTATTGTGCATCAGATGAAAATCAAGGTCGATATATGTCAGGAGTGTGCAGCATGAATGAATCAATAAGAATTCCTTTTAATCATGTAGCTGAACTTCCTGTTCCTTGTGAATGGATGATTAAACCAGATATAAAGACAATGCCTTTGAGATATAGCAAGACTAAAAAGAAAGGTAATGTTTATGTTATTGATGAAGATGATAATAAAAGTATAACTGCATATTCATTTCGTTTTAATAGCAATTCTGAAGCATTAAAGCGTAATGTTTGGAGGAATTGGCATGCAATAGGTTGGAACGATTGTGAGGTAGGTCATGCATGGATTTCTGCTACTTACTATGACTATGATGATCCTGACTTTGAAGGTGTTAGTTCAAGAGTTACTTGGTTTGTAGAATTTACACATGATGGAACACCTGAAAGATATAAAGGTGATCCAAATGGAGAATTTTGGGGATGGATTATTGAAGATGTTTCAGTAATGCATGCTTATGAAAGAACTCCTAGAGATAAAACTCCTGTTACTTATAAATACACATGCAAAGATTTAACTGGTGAAAAAATTCAATTTGAGATGACAGGTAATGGTTCTTATGATTGTGAAAAGAAAGCAGAAAAAAAGGTAGATGAAGATCCCAATTTAAGAAAAATGCATATAAAAGGAGAACCAACTAATTGGGGTAGAAAGGGGAGCTTAACCCATTGGAATGAAGACCATTACTTTGGTGGATACTGTTACGTCAAAAAGGAGGAAAACTAATGCATGCTATCGCTAATGTACGAACTAGGTACTATCAATTAGTAAGACGTTTAGGTGAGCCTGACTTTGTAAGAGAAGGTTCTTACTTAAACCCTACAGAAAAAGACTTAGAGCATTGTTATGACTCAAAAGTTTCTGTTATGTGGGGAATGGATTATGAAGGTAAAAAGGAAGTAGAAGAAAAATATAAGAAATGGGGATTTGCTGTAAATGATTGGAAAGAAGATGAAACGCCTAAAGGTCTTTATATGTGGACTATTAGAGGAGAGAACGAACAAGCAATGTATAAATTTGAAAGGATGACAGGATTAACTGCTATTCCATTGTTTTGGAGAAGAGAAGATGTAAAAGAGGAGGTTGAATGATGAAAAAGAAACTAATCAAATTTGAATTTACTGAGAAGGAAGCAGCCTATCTGTATGAAGAGATTCATAGAATAGAAGGCTATGTAGGGATCTTGGGATTAGAGGATGAATGTGAACCTTGGGTTATATGTAACAAATTCTGTAAGCAGTATCGGAGGCAAATAGATGAATGAAAAAAATCACTTTTTTGAATATATGCAAATAGTTAAAGATAAAGAGCTATGTGAAAAAGTTCATAGCTTTTTGCTGAGACATGAGAAGAATCCATTTCATGTCTTATCAATTGATGAATTTGGCAAGTTGAAAGGAGGCTTTTACTTAATAAAGCAATTATCTAAGGCAGGTTATCCATTGAAACCATTTAGAAAAATATATGCGGATTACTTGCAAACACAGTATGTAAAATCATGAATGCGAATTATTACAATCCTGATTTGACACATATTTGTCTACCATGTAGATTACCTGTAGTTGACCACCCGATTGAATCGTAACTGACCTGTATTATGGAAACTCAAGCAGTCGATATATCCAAGAAACTCATTGATTCATGCAAGCTTCACATGAATGAATGGCACTCCCTCAAAGGGTTTGTACATGACATGATTGCTCTTGGCATACAAACAAAATATAAAGACTTGACAACGTATGATACAATGAAAACCGACCGACAGAAAGAAAAAAACAAAGAAGAAAGGGAGGTTTTCTATACTAGTAAAGTAGAGAATATAATAAATAAGGAAAAAACAAAAAAATGGATTTTTAAAAAAAACTACATTCCTAAATCACTTGAGTTTTGTAAAGATTTAATCGTTAAATTCTGGGCAGTAAAAAAAGGATTTCATACAGAAGATGCTTTTAAACTTTTAATTGGGCCTAAAGGTTTAGCAGGGATATATACAAATCATGGTCAGAATGCCGTCTTAGATCAGCTAGAAGAGGGCATAGCGAATAAATGGCAAAGTATTACCTTAAAGAACTATGAAGCCTTTGGGAGACCACAGAAGGCTGATAAGGAACCTGTTACAGGTCATCCTGCTCAAAGACTCTGGAAAGATGGAGGATTTGTTGATTAATGGAACCGTTATTTAGCAACCTTCGCTCAATCACTCTCAGGTTAAAGAAAGGATTACATACTCCTAATCCTGCTAACCCTAAAGTTCCTATGTGGACGTTGGAAGATTTAGATCAAATCAGCCCAGGTTGTCAGCACAACATCGACTTAGCAAACAAACATCTTGATATATATCCGAGAGGTTATCAAGGTGTGAGGTTTAAAAACTTAGCTAGGGAAAATCCTCCTCCCGAAATCAAAGAATCTGTAGAGGTCGTTGACCCTAAAGATTTCCCAACTAACTAAACCAATGAATCCTTTTGCAAAGTGGATACACGTTCAAGCTTTAAAACGGAAAGATCCTTGGTCTTCTGTTTGGCTTGATCCTTTACCGATCTATCGCAAAGAGCCTGATCATAAATATATATGGGAGCCTACAAATGAGGCTCTCTTATATTCAACAACTCAGGTTTGTAATAACAAAACACCGGAGGCTTTAGCCAATATTGAACGCTATCGTTATGGACCTGATGGATGGGAGGCAAGAGGTAAAGCTGTTCATTATGGATTAGAGCAAAAGATGCTGGGTGATCCTGAACCTGAATTTGGGATATATAGTGAATGGCTTGAACCACTGTTAAGTCATTCTTTTTGGAAAAACTTTGAACCTTGGTGTGTTGAATATATGCTTTGTGATTTGAAGAAATCTGTTGGAGGTCAATTAGATCTTTTGGGTTATGACCATGACTCAAAAAGATTAATGTTGATTGATCTTAAATCTCAAAGCAAATCAGGTAGAACTTATTCAACTAATGCTCAATTAGGAAGTTATGTAGAAGCACTAAAAACACATCATGGATTAGAAGTTGATGTATGTAAAACAATATGGGCAAAGCCTAAAAAGACAACAATTGGTGATGATCAACCTATTAATGAATGCCTAGATGAATGGCATAAAGCATGGCAGACTTTTGAAGAGAAACAAGAAATTCCTTTTTAATGAATGAAATTTTTATTCCTGTAATAGGAATCCCTGCTCCTCAAGGTAGTAAAAGACATGTGGGACATGGGATCATGATTGAAAATAGTAAACGTGTAAAACCTTGGAGACAAGATGTAAAGGAGGCAGCATTAACTCATTACGATGGGGAAGTAATTGATCAAGCAATAGAAATAGAAATTATATTTTTATTTGCTAGACCTAAAAGCCATTACGGAACAGGAAAGAATGCAAAGAAGCTAAAACCTTCTGCTCCTGTGTTCGTAACAAGTAAAGGAATCGGTGATATTGATAAATTGCAACGCTCTACATATGACGCATTATCGGAAAGTAGTGGAGGGATAGTGATTAAAGATGATGCTCTAATAGTTCAGAGCAGAAATATGAAACGATATTGCGTTGAAGGAGAGAATCCAGGTGCAAAAATTACGGTCAGAACACTTCATTGACCATTCTAATCTAATAGGTTAGACTTTTAAAGTACAAACGCACGAACAATGCCAAACCAATCAAAACCTAAAGAAGGATCTATTCCTGATTTATCTGGCCT